ATAAAATCATCATTCTTAATCCAATCATCCGTATTAAAAATTGTTGTATTATTATTGCAATTATGTATTTTTATTTCTTCTATACTCATAACTAATCTATTTAAATGTTAAACCCAAAATTAAACTTAGCCAACGTTCAAGAAAGGCGTCAATTTAAAATGTTTTTATAATATATTTTTAAAAATTGAAAACTGACTTAAATAGCCTTTTAAATATCCTGAACTTAAATTACAATTGTATTTATTTTCATACAACTTAATTAGTTTTTTTGTCGGATCAACCTGGACCGCTTTATCAATTTTAATTATTGAACTTTTAATTTTATTAAATATAGCCTCTTTTTCAGGGTCGTTTTTTAATACTTCTTTTAATACAATTTCCATTTCTATAAATTTTTAAAGGGGGTTTTTAAGCCCCCGTTTGTTTTTAATAATAATAACTGTCAGCAATCATGTCTTCAGTCATTTTTTCAGTTATTTCTTCAATTTCTTCAATACATCTGTAACCGTTTGACTTTGTCATTTTTTGGCTGTTGTCGTAATAGTAAGAACCAATTTTAAAAACTTCTCTGTAATAAAGTCTGTAACCTATCATAAAAGAAACGCAAACTGTATCTAATTTGTCATAATAAACTTCTTTTTGACATTCTAAAATCTTTTCAGCTTTTTCAAGTTCTTTGTCAGTTTCTAAAGTGTTTTGACCTCTTTGAATTAAATCTTTGTTAATTCTTACAATTCTTTGATTTAATTGTTTTACTTCTTCGTTAGCTTTAAATTCTTTTGTTGTTGTTTTCATCTGTTATTTTTTTAATGTTACAAGGCAAATATAAGGCGTATTTTTGTAACTACAAAACTTTTTTAAGTTTTTTTTTACTTTTTTTTAATAAAAATAGAAAACCCCGCTATTAACGGGGCTTTCAGCGTAAACATTTAAAAACTAACGTAATGGAAAACGTTGGTAGTAGCCCCAAATATAGTTATTTACTTTTAATTTGCAAATAATTGTTAATAATATCAATTGTTTCATCTAAGGAATAACTTACTTTACATAAATAGCCCCGTTTACTTAGTTCGTTTAACCAATGTTTTTGGTTGTCTGAAGTTTTATTTGATCCTGTCTTTAATTCTATCATTAAACCCTTAAATTGAAATTTAGATTCAAATATTGCAACGTCAGGAAAACCCGACTTAACACCTTTCTTTTTTAATTTCGCGCCTAATGGTGAATACATTTTACCGCTTTTAGACTTAATCATATATAATTGCCTTTCATTTGCTACATGAAGCCATAAAACACCTAAAGAATCTAAATAAGAAGCTACTGAAATTTGAAAATTGTCTTCAGGACCTATATATTTTTTATATTTTTTCATAAGTTTTTTAAATGTATTTCTTTGGCCTTTGTATTAAATTTTATACTTGAATGACATTTTACATGACAGGACCGACAAACAGCAATTAAATTCTCAATATAATCTTTTGTTTTTGAACCACCCATTCCTTTAGATATTAAATGATGAATATCAACACTTTTAGCCCCACATATTTCACAGGCAATAAATTCATCACCAAAATAGTCAAAATAATCATAATATATTTTTGTGTGTTTATTCAATTTTAAGGTTTTTTAAAAATCAATACGTTTTGATGAATTTTTACTAATTTTTTACCTGAAGAAAATTGTTTGTTTGCCCTCATACTTGCAGAGGCAACAGGATTTAATAATATAGCTTCATTATAATAATTAACCCCAGATTTTTCAAATGCTTTTATTGTGTCAGGGACAAACCCAATATAATTACCTTTTTTATTTCTTACTTCACCAACAACAAAACAAGCATAACCACCACTTTTTAATAAATTACAACTCTTTTCAATAATTTTTTCATAAGCTTTTATAAATTCATCATAAGGCATATTTGAAATGTCGTTTTCTAAATCGCTGTAAACTTCCAAATCTGCATAAGGGGGGCAACTAAAAACAAAATCAAATTCTTTATTAAACCCATTTAATATTTCGTTACTATCTCCAACAAACCAATTAGGTTGATTGTTTACATCTAAAATGTCAAACCCCTGTTCCCTGTTGCTGTCAATTTGTTCTTGTCTTATATCAATTCCTGTATATTTATAACCTAAATAATTTGCTACAATCCCACGAACAGAACCACCAGAAAAAGGGTCTAAAATAGTTCCATTTTCAGGGACAAACCAATGATATAAAACTTCACAAAGCGCTGGGTCAAAAATAGAAGTTCCTTGCTCTTTACTTTGTTTTACCTTACCTTCTTTTTCTCTGTAATAATCAAAAGATTTTACAGCCCCTTTATAAGTCATATCTTTTTTTCTTCCAACTTCGCTTTTCATCCCAATACCTTTCCAAATACGTTTTCTATTTTGCCAACTTCCGCTTTTTGTGTCTAATATACTAAATGGCGGTTCAATAAATTTGTCCCTTAATAAAGGGTTTGTAATAATTTCATTACCAAATAAATCTAAATTCATAATTTTATTTTTTTAAATTTTCAAAATATTTATATATTAATCTTTTTTTACATTCTTTTTTTAAAAGCTTTTCATTTTTAAGAAATTTTTCAGCGTTTTCTTTTGCCTTTCTAATTCCAGGTATAAAAAACTTATGTTCTTTTTTTGTTTCAGGATCTTTATAAATTTTATATTCAACAGCTTTAGTAACTTCAATTAAGTCTTCTTTTGTTAAATCAAAAAATATTTTTTTATCTTCAACTGTTAAATCAATTAACTTTTCTTTTTCCATATACCAAAAAACAGCGTCAAAGTCAATTAAAAAAGGTTCAATATTATTTTCAATTGCTTTTTTAAGTATTTTAAAGTGTTCTAAAGCGTTTTCTTCTTTTGTCTGTGGTTTTGTATCTATTTGGCGATTAACGTCAGTAATTGGCTTAATATGTTTGTTGTTGCGTATTTCCCAACGTCTAAAAGACTGTAAAACATTAGAAACTAATAAAGCACTTAATTTACTTTTTTCAATTTTAAAATCTAAATGGCCGTTAATACACAATTCAAAGGCTTTAAATAATTTGTCTGAATCTAAATAACCGTAATTTTTTTTAATGTAATTTACAACAACCTGTAATTCTTCTTTTGAAACATTTTCAATATTTAAGCCAATTAAAATAATAACTTTTATTAAAGTTTCTTTTATTTTGTTGTCCTCTGTATTTCTTAAAGATATTTCCATTACATTAAGTGTTTAATTTTGTCCTGTAAACTTTTTTGTGCTGGTCCTTTTATTTGTTCATTAAAAACAACAATATATAAAACACCCTCTTTATTTTTTTTACGTAACTTTTGTAAACTTAAAAAATTCTTAGACCAAAAATCATCTTTTCGCGTTTTTTCAACTATTTCAATAATTTTTTCAAAAGGTAATTTTTCAATTTCATTTAATTTTTTAATTGTGTCTAACCAGCTATTTTTAATTTTTTCATTTTTTGGGTGAAGGTGTTCAGGAAAATAATTTAAACAATTTTCAAAGGTGTCATGTATTTCTTTTTTGAAATACATTTTTTCTTTTACTTGTAGTTTTACTTCTTCTTTTACTTCTTCTTCTACTTGTAGTTGTTCGGTAGGGTTGTTTTTACCCCTTAAAGACCCCCCTTCGGTAGGGGTTAATTTTAACCCTGTTTTATCTTCCCAACCCTTTACCTGACTGTCTATTGAATTAACTTGACTTATCCAGGCAAATCGTGACATACCTTTTAAGTTTTCAGGTTTAACCCCTAAAAATTGCCTTTCTAAAAGTGCATCAATAAAAGCAACTTTATCTTCATTATTTTCAAGTTCATTGTAAACATCAAAATAACTTCTAAAAAAATTAAATCCTTTTCTTTTTGTGTTTTTCATATCGCTATCGGGTTTTATTTTCCTTGTCAAGTGCAATGCGTAACCGATAGCGACAAAGGAAATACGCAAAGCACCTAACAGGAATTATATATAATAAAAATTTTAAACTAATTGTGTCGCTTCGGTTTAAAGAACAAATATAATAAATTATATTAGTATTTCTAATTTTTCAGTAATTTTTAATTCAATTTCTTTTTTAATCTTATTAACTAAAGCGTTAAAAGCTGGGTCAGTTTCTTTAAGGTCCTCAACCATTTTAATACTATATAAAACTGTTGAATGATCCCGATTAGTTAAAGCCCCTATTGCTGTTAAATTATAACCTGTATAATTTTTCAAAAAGTAATGATAAATTTGTCTTATTTCAACAATATATCTATGTCTTTTACGGCTTTTAATATCTTCAATTGATACTTCTGTTATTTCTTCAATTGCTAAAGCTATAATGTTTCGCGTTGTTGTATCAGGTATTTTTGAAGGGTTTTTTAAAGCTTTATTTAATACCCCGCCAACTGTGTCAAATTGCATACCAGCAAAGGCGTAAGGGTTTACTTTTCTGTTTATAGTTTTCATGTTTTACGTTTTTTAAGTTAAAAAATAATAGTTTGGTTTACAAAGACTTTACAACCACCACTATTAAGGCACGTCTTTTAGGCTTCTTCCTAATTGTTATTGCCATAATTGGCTACTGTTCAGCCGTTCAGTAATTGTATTGCCATTAAAACGCGTTCTGTTAACGCTTTTTTATCTTCTTCAGGAACTTTAAATTCAAATATGTTTAAGTTTTTATAATATCCTTTATTTGGTAAATAAGGCAACGCGCTTTTGTGACTTTCTGCAATAAATCTGTATTTCCATTGGTCATTCCCGTCATAATTTTCAGCCATTTCGCGTATTTCTTCTAATTCAGATTCATAAGGCATGAAAGTAATTGCTTCAGCATTTGGCGTATTATTAATAATTGCATTACTAACCAATTGCCAATATTCTTTAGGGAAATTTTGACGAATAAAAGCAACGTCTTTTTTTAATAAAGCATCTGTGTATTTCGCAAAATTTAAAGGTTGGTAACATTTAATGTCTGAAACCTTAACACCTTCAACAAACAAATCTTTTGATCCAGCCCATTCTTTAATTTTTGGGTGTGTGTCTGTTGTATTAGATGTAATTTTATATTCAAAACTTATTTTATCAAAAACAACCATTTCCATAAAAATACCCCACGCCATCGCCTGACTGTGTGTTTCAGTTGTAACGCTTCGGCCTAACCTCTTTTCAATTTTTTTTTCTTCAATATAAGTAAGTCCAGGTTTACCAAAATAGTCTTTTTTGGCGTTGTTTGTCATTAATTTATAAATCTGTGAACTTGTAAAGCTTCCAATTCGTTCAACATTTTCTGTAATACTCATTTTACAAAGTTTTTAAATGTTTAATTAATTTGTTATAACTTGAAGCCTCTTTATTTTTTATAATTTCTTCAGCCCTAACTTTTAAACTTTCTTCAACAACTGATTTTTTAAGTTCAAATAATTCAACTAATTCGTTGTAAATTAATTCAATATTTGTACGCCTAATTCTTATACAGTCAATTGTTTCTTTTGTTCTTTTGTCAACTATATTATCAACGAATAATGAAATTTGTTTACCCTCTGAATCGTCCATATATTTAACGCCTGTTGCAATTACAATGCTTTGCGCGTTTGTTTGGTTGCATATAAAAGGTTTTACCCCTTTTTCTTTAAACCTTACAACCCTTTTTGATTCTTTACTGTTTGTAATAGGGTTTTTTACTTCTTCCCATTTAGCCGAAACAATTGTAACAATTAAGTCAGTTCCTTCAGGTAAATCCCAATGTCCTAAATAGTTTTTATTTGGACTTTGTAACCAATGTGTTTTTGACATAGCTTTTAAATTTTTTATTATAGTTTACTTTTTTAATTTCCCAGCCGTTATGCTTAACGCCTTTTTCAAGTTTTAGCCTTGTTAAAGCCCAATATTTAAAATCGGGGTGGTTTTGACAGGCTTCTGTTAAGGACCCCCAAACCTCAATTTTTTTGCCTTTCTGTAAGACAATAACTTTTTTTAATGTTGCCATATAATTATTTAATTTAAAGGGGGAATTTCACCCCCGTTTGTTTTAGTTTATTTTTACGGTCCAACCTTTATAGTCATTTCCTTCGTGAGTACCAACCAACATCATTCTGTCTAAAGTATCGTTTAATTCGTCCCCCTCAATTCCTAAAGCTAAATAATCACATTCAGTTAAATCGCTATTCCAAGTAAATTTAATTTCGTTTGTTGTCCCGTTTTGTGTTGCTAAAATTGTCATGTCTTTATAGTTTTTTAATGTTTACACTACAAATATAAACCTTTTTTTTGTTTCACAAAACTTTTTACAACTTTTTTTAAATATTAAATGAATTTTTTATTTCTTCTATTGAATTGATACGCTGTTGAAGGCTTTCAATATAGTCAAAAATTTCTTCTTCTGACGTTGCTATATAATAACCTTTATTTGTGCTTATCAAATTAGGAACTAATTTTTTTACTCTAATATGATGTATTAATTTTCTTATCCTGGACGGGTTAACCTTGTAACCAACATCAACTAAAGCGTTTTCCATTTTTTTATTTGTAATAGCGTTTATTTTGCCAATTTTAGTTTTTAAACCCTGAACCATTAGGCCAACTAATTTTAATTCCTGTTCTGTTAGTTCGTGTGTTTCTTTTTCAAATCCTTTTATCATTGTACTTCGTTTAATTTTTCTTTAATACTTTCAACTAATTCGTCAAAACCTCCCTTAACTATTAATTGATGTTTAACACTTAACAAAGCTCCTTTTACTTTGTAATAGTCGCTTATTAATTCAGTTGTCATTTCTTCAATACTTTGAACTTTTTTTAAAGTTTCTTTTTGTTGTTCGTTTTCCATTTTAATATAAATTTTGTGTTAATTCTAATAATTGTTTGTTTTCGCCTTTGACCTTTCTTGTTTGGTTATCGTTTACAATAATATGATCCTGAATAATTGTTATTTCAACATAATTTTTAAGCCTTTTTGTTTTCCAATTATTAGAACTTTTTAAGGCCTTGTTTTGAAATGTTAAAAAAGTGTTTTCATTACGTTCATTAATAAAAGCTAATAATGATAAAATTGTAATTAATGATATTATATAAAGTGCTGTTTTCATATCTTAACAATTTAAGTCCCTAAAATCCTGATACTTTGCCAAAGCTTTAAAATATAACTGTCTGTCTTCAGCCTCTAATTTACTTTTTAACATTCCCCAATTTAAAAAAACTTCTTTGTCTGTTGCTAAATCTAATTTAAGGCGTTCAAATACTATTTCAGCTTTTTTGTCAGCGGCTTCGGCTTCGTCCTGTTTTAGAATGGCCCATTTATTTAATAATTCGTTCATGATTTTTATTTTTTAATGTTAATAATAATAATTGATAAAATCTGCGTTTGGTTTTTCAAAGTTTTTAAGGACCCAAGCCCACGCTGTTTTATAATCTTTAAAGTCTTTTTTAGTTACTTTAAAATTATTTTTACAATCTAAATATTTTACAAAACATTGCATTTTATTATTTTCCATTTTTATTAAATTTTTTAATGTTAATATTAGGGGGCTTTTACACCCCCTGTTTTTTTATAAACTAAATCCTAATTCTATTTTTAATAACTCAACTTTCATAGTTGGGTTTTTATAGTGTCTTACAGCTTCGTTAAAGTTTTTAAAATCTTTTCCTAAAGTCTTAAAAGGGTTGTTTGTTTCCTTTCTTATTGAAATATAATTTAATTTTCCTGTTACTTGCATAACTGAAAAAATTGTTTTTCCAATTGTTACATTTGTTGATTTGTAAGTTGAATTGTTTGCTTCTGTTACTTTTACCATTTTGTTTTAGTTTTTTAATGTTTACCTTACAAATATAGACCTTATTTTTGTAACTGCAAAGAAAAACAAAATTATTTCACAAAAAAATCATAAAACGCTGTAAATCAGTAAGAATAATTTTAGTTAAATGTCCTGGATCATTATTTCCAAGTGAACCAAATAGCCAATTAAGTCTTTTATGGTGTCTTCAGTATCTTTATTAATACCAACTGTCTTAATTCTGTTTAATTTGTCGTCAATACGGCCTAAGATACCGTTTACCTTATCTTTTTGAAAAATTTGAATTGGGTTCTGTAAAGAATCACCGTAAATTGTATTCTTTTTAATCAATTCTTTTTTCAGGTCCTCTAAATAGTTTTCAATTTTTTCGTTTGTCATATTCTAAAAAATAATCTGTGTGACTTATTTCATTTGTATTTTTTGGTATTATCTGAATTGAATATCCAGCGTAAGAATCACCAAAATTATGTTGAACCCATGAAGAAGGCGGGGCAAAACTCATAAAATTTCTATAATCAAAACGTTTTGTTTTTTCGTAACCTATTTGATGTAAGTCGCCTTTTTCAACGTGAATAAATTTACTGTCAATTTCATAGTGTTCAATATAGTCGTTTATTAGTCTGACAGCCTTATCGTTTAAATGAATTGGTAAGCCTCTATTCATTTGTTTTTTATCCTTACCATGAGTTAAGACAAAGCAATGTTTGCCGTATGTCCTATGTTCAATAAATCGGGTTAAAATATCTACTTCAACAACTTCTTTATTGTATAATAAATTAATTACTTTCTTAATTGCTAAGTTTATTATTAACGAAAAGTCCCCCGCGTGGTTGTCATTTGTTATGGATCTTAATATTATTTTATTTGCAACTTTAGCGTCAACCAACCTTTTAATTATTTCAACTTTACTATCAACACAAACTTCAAAAACTTCTGAATTAGTCATATTTTGGGGTAAATCATGCCCGCCCCTCGTTGTGTAACCGTTCCAACCGTCAGCCAAATCGCCTAAGTCATCAAATAATAATTGGTCAAAAGTTCCATAAGTGTTAAACTCTTTTATTACTGACCAATAAACTTTATTCATCGAATTTCTATAAATTTCAGCATTATATTCATATTGAAATAAAGCGTTATTATCGGGGTTTACATTCATTCCAACATGACTATCAGTTAAAGTGACCTTAATAGCGCGTTTTTCATCTAATTTAAGGGGCTTAAATGGTTTTGCCTTTACATTGTTAGTGTATTTATTTAAAATACCGTCAAAAGCTTCTAAAATCGTTTCTTTTAATTCTTTTACTTCAGGCGCTTCATAAAGTGGGTTTTGTGTTGGTATTGACGAATTTTTATTTTTAAGCCAAAGAAATTTAGGCGTTGAAGGGTCAACTTTATGTTCATTACAGGCGTCAATTATACCCTGATTTCTGTCATGTAATATTTTTTTATATTGTTCGTCATTAATTCTGTACCTTGTTTTTTTATTGCCTTCATGTATATTTAATTCAAGCCCTAAGCTTAAAGCTTCTTCAGCTGTTAGGCTTCTTTGTTGGTTTTTTTGAAACATATTATTTTAATAATATTACTGTTAATATTCCAGCACCAAAAGCAACAGGAACGCCAAACATTGTTAAACGTTTACTAATCCTTAGTTTTAATTCTGTTTTGTTTAGTGTTTTTTTAACCTCTGACAACCTTTTATTGTTTTCAAGTATAATCTTATCATTAACTTTTAAAACGTCCTTAAAATTCATTATTTGAAGTTGTTGTAATTGTGTAATGCTGTCACAAATTTCGCCCTTTTTTAATTCAGCTGTTATTTTTCTTAACTGTGAATAATTAAAACATTTTACGCTATCTGTTGAAAAAGTCTGTGAAAAAGCTGTCAAGCTGGTTATTGCTGTAAGCATTAGTAACACTATCAATTTTTTTATAATCATCTTTAAAAGTGTTTATTTTAGCCTCTAAGTTACTATTTTCTTTTAATAGTTGGGTTTTATCATTTTCAAGGCTGTTAATAGTAATCAAATAATCCTTTTCTTTTTCGCTTATTCCTTCAGGTGAATTTAAAAACCCCTGAACAAATAACAGGATCAACAAACCAATAATTATAAATTCAAAATACTTTTTAAGCATCTTTTTTAAATGTTTGTTTTAACGTATGTAAACCAATTAGCCCCGCCCCTGTTAAAAGCATTGTATTAAATAAAGTTTCATTTGCTTTGTAAAAGTGTAAGCCGTCTAAAATAAAAGCTGAACAAACCAGGATCATAATAACAGCCCCCCAAACTTTTTTACTTGAATATTTGCCGTCAGACGTTTCTTTTAATATATCGTTGAATAATTTCATTATATAATTTTTAAAGTGAATTTTTTAGGTAGTAATTTATTTAATTCCTTAATTGTGGCCTGTGAACTTGTAACATCTTTTAACCCGTCTTTGTCAATATCAATATGTTTTTTACCAACAGCAACACAACCTAATAATTGGCGCGAATAATTGGCCGCGTGAATTAATATAAAACTTCTATTTTCAACCCCTAAAATATGAAAGTGAAAACCATATTTCGCTGAATGTCTTTTTACAACTTCGTAAATTCCAACAGGAATACAGTCATCCCTTTTGGCGTTTTTATCTTCTTCTAATTCTAAAGTTTTACAGTCGTAAATTGGTTTAATTCTATCCTGATAAATTGTTAATTCGCCTAAAGTTTGTGTTTTTTCTCTTTTGGTCCTTTCAATTAATACGTCAAATTCAAACTTTTTCATTAATTATTATTTTGTTGTTTTATTTGATAAAGCAATTCCAACATTTTTAAGTTTGTTTTTCTTATATCTTCAATGCTTTGTTTTGTTTCTTTTTGAAATTCTTTTTGATTTTCTTTTATTTCAGTAACTTGTAATTCTAAGTTTTTTATTTGCTTTTCGTTTAACTTTGGTATTGTTGTTATTTTCTTTAACTCACTTGTATTTTCTTTTATTTGCTCCGTATTTTGAGCCTGAACATAAGTAGTATTAAAATAAAAAGCCGTTGCACCTACTATTGATGATAATAGAAAAGTTATAGTCCAATTACGAAAGGTTTTCTTTGCGTCTTTTATTAACTCTTTTTCTTCTTTGTCGTTCATTTTACAATTCAATTACTTTTATATAACTGTTTTCTATTTCAACAAAATTGAATCCAGCCTCTTTTAATTCTTTTTTAAACTGTGGTAGTAAATGAAGCAAATAAGTATCGTTAACAGACATTATACCGTTCTCACTTGCATACATTGGCGAATTGTAGTTATCTAAACCAACACAAGTATTATGAGCCTTTAAATTAGCTTCTTTATATTC